CGCAGCGGCACCTCTGCGGCCCGAATCTGCGGCCTGTTCCGACCGCCTCAAAGCGTCGGCGCGCTCCTTCTCCAGCCGTCGATGGACGAGTCCCGCCGGGGTAGGTGTGAACCGTGCGCGGATGACCGCCCAATCCCCGTCCGACAGGTCGCAACGGGTCATGCGCGAACATGTTTCCCGGTCATCCGGCACCGCTGCATTTGTCCATGCGTACAGAAGCAACTGCGTGTACGCCCAGCCCTGCACGGGCGACATCATCGCCGTGCTGGTCAGGAAGTCGGTCGGGTACATGGGAAACCATTGGGGCTGTGCCATCCGTGACGCTCCAAAGCACCGGGGCGGGGGCGGGGAGCAGCGTGGCGAAGCAACCCACGCCCCGCGCCCGGTTAGCCGTAATGTCGAGCAACTGCCACGCTGCTCATCCCGCCGAACGGCAGGACACGCGCAGCATATCACGCCTTGCCAGCCCGCGCAAGCCGTGTGCAAATTAGGGCCGCTGCCCCTGTCGGTACACGTTTCTACACCCCCGTACGCCGTTTCCGGAGTCCCGGCGTTCGTGTAAGTGGACAGCACGGGCACCCTTCGGATGCCCGCCTGTCCCGGCGGCAGGTTCCCTTACCCCAACGGGTGCGCTGCTGGGGGGCGTACCTTGCGGCCTTCTGCCCCAGCCCGTGTGGGAGTCGCGTGCGCTAGCCATGACGCTTGACCCACATCGCCGCACCTCAATGGTACGAAGGTGCTACAAAAGTTCCTATCTGTAGCAAAATCGTTTCCTTACCACCCCGGCTAGGAATCGTTCGTTTCTTTCGTGCGCCTGTATCCGATGCGCCACAACAGCCGCGCCAACTCCGCGCTGGACGCTGCAACCTCCGCTTCAGATTTGTCCGGCCATATCGCGTGCATGGCTTCGTGGACCCACGTATCCAGTTCGTCGGGTTCGTTTTGCCATGTCGCCACCCGGATGATGCGCTTTACCGTGCCGTCTTTGCGATGCGTGATTTCGCATTGCCCAAAGTCATTCAGGTTGCCGCTCTCGCGGATCGTGAACCACCGTTTGCCGAGCCTCACGCGCATGGGCTTGCGATGCGGCATGGTTCAGGCCATCGTGAATTGCGGCACCAGCGCGTAGCGCGTTCGCCCTTCCTTGCTGTGCTTCTCCAAGTGCAGCCGCATCCAAACGCCGCCACCCGATTCGGCGGGCGGCATCCCCTTCTCCGTTTCCCAGCCCCGGTAGTTGTCGCCGTAGGAGTCCTTGTACGAACCTGTGCAAATATGCCATTGATAGTCCTGCTCAATCCGCACGCCTGCGCGGTCGCTCACGATGCGTTCCCGCCGGATCGGTAGCACCCAACGCTTATGGATATGCCCGCTGCACATCACATCCGCGTCAGGGACAACGGCGGCATTCCGGCGCACGTTCAGGGTGCCGTGCGACATCAACGGCGCACCGCCCGAACCGTGGTGGTACTTCAGGTTGAGCGTGTACCGCTCGTTGTGAACCTTTACCATGAAGCGCACCCATCCGCCGTAGCCGCCGCTGAACACGCGATGCCCGCTCAACGCGCTCATGCGCTCGCATACCCGGTCGGTGTAGTCCGTGTCGCAATTGCGAAGGACCGATTCTTCGTGGTTGCCCCTGCCAATGACTACGAAGTGCCGCGCATACGGCGCGTAGAACTCGCTGGCGTGCTTCACCACGGAGTCAAAGTAATCCGGCGCATCTTGATCTTCTTCATGCACACCTTTGCGAGCGCGCCGAGGATCGTGTCTGCCCTGCATCAAACAGGCCATATCCCCAAAATCCAGCACACCTGCCTTGCGCTTTACCGCCTCGTCCAAGTGCTTGCGCTCTAGGTCGCGGTCGCACTTCGGGTTGTCGTGGTGCCTGTCGCTCGTCAGTAGGAAGTCCCAATGCGCCGTGCGCGTGTCCGTCCGCATTTCGACCGTGTGAATGTTGCGGGCGTTCTGCGTGACGGTAAACGGGAGCATCGGCGGCACAGGTCATCCCTCCGGTGGAGTCTTGAATGGCACCAGTTTGTTCAGGGCTTCGCGCCGCTTCTTGCATCCTCCGCATTCCTTGATGCCAAGCGTCTTGGTCACTTTGGCGACCGCATCGCCCAGCCCGCGCATCGGCTCCGACGCAGGGGCGGCGGGTTCCGCTGGCTTCGGCGCAGCCCGTTGCAAACTTGGGACAGACATCGACACCATGACCAGCGGGGGATGGTGATAGTCCCCGTTGCGTGACTCGCGCTTGTCGCAGGTTGCACACCCCTTGATGTCCAGCCCCAGCAGACAACGTGGCTCATAGTTCTGCACTTGGCATGACTTGCAGTCAGGCACTTCGTACTCGCGCGACCCGAAACGGAGTTTAAGCGTGTTCATTGCAGTTGGATCGTTGTCGCGCTAGTTTCGCAGAACGTCTTGGGGTCGTAATACACCTCTTGGCACAGTTCCGGGCATTCATTCGGCGGAATGCTGTTGCATTCCTCACAGGAGAACGTCGGGAACTTCAAGGGGTACACGCGGCAGTTCGCGGACGGCGAACACAGGTTGCAAATGCTCTCATACCCGTACACCAGCACAACCCACGTTCCGCTAATTGGGTCGAATACCTCAATATCCTCAAGCGGCCACACGGCTCCCGGCGACCACGGAATCTCCTCGCACTCCGGGTATTCCTCTTCCGGCAACCCGTCGCCCCGGCAATACAACCCCACCGTGCCCTCTTGCGACACGGGGAGCATGGAGTAGCGAGCGTTGCAGGAGTATTCCGCTGGTGACAGGCATTCCGCGCTGATAGCGACGTTCACCACGTTTTTGATGACTTGGCGCGGTGTGAAGTCTTGGCAGACACACGCCCGGTAGCGCACGCTTCTGCCGACCAGCCATACGAACACCTGCTGGCTCGCAACGTCAATCACGGCACGATCTACCTCTAGCCTGTCGCCTGCGGAGAATGGTGGACGCTGGTTGGGACCACCGCCGCAGTCGTTGCAGGACTGCCTGTTGGCGAACCAAAAGCACTCTGCCCCGAAGCCCTGTCCCTGCGCCGTGATGAATGGGGCCAGCCTATCGTTGATTCGCTGCGCAACGTGGCCGGGGTTGCCGCTGAACACGATGGCGCGATAGTCGCACACATCGACGCACGTTGCCGGAAGCACGCCCCATCCGGTGTTGACCGTGCAGGGAATCGGGTCGTTCCAGTTCGTGACGTTAACCAACGCCAAGTAGAACTGGCGCACCGCCTCCTGCTCTACGGGATCGCTGGAGAACGGATCAAGTTTAGCGTTCTCTGCCATGCAAAACGGGAAGCGGATGACTAGCGCATCTCGTACGTCATCAACGCATCCGCTTACCCCGCCCGTGACCAGCGAGTAGTACGTAAACAGGTCATACGACAACAGCGGGTTTTCGTAGTTGTCACAAATGAACGGATCATCTTCGCAGATGTCTCCGGGCAAGCAGCAGTAACCCAATACCGCTGGGCAGTCCGGGCATTCAGCAATGACTACTTCCGACTGAAAGTAAACGCCTGTTTGCACGCCCGGAATCAAGGTCTGCTGCACCTGCGACATATCCGGAATGCAGATACCCACTCGCTGATTGGCGGCTTTGGTAACAGGTGCGTAGGTTTGAAGTGGGAAGTCCCGGTCGCAACACACACAATCCCGACCACTAAAGCCCGGATTGAATTGCAATCCCCACTTGATATAGCACGCCGTGAGCGTGCTTGTTACCGCAGGGCCATCACACCCAGCAGCATTCGTACCGAACTGGTCGCAAAACTGATAGCACTCCGCGATGACATCTTCACAGATATTGGGCGGGATTTCGATTGGCGGCGGATCTTCGACTACCAAATCCTCAATGCCACCCGGCGGCACCTGCTCTTGTTCTTTGGGAATGCAGCACGGTACGGCACCCTTGTCCCGAATCTCAAGCAATGTTCCGACGTTGAGTGGATACACGCCCGATCCCGGCGGACACGGAAACGCTAGCGTGCCTTTGACTTCATACACGCAGTTGAGATAGGTAACGAAGTAGCACTTGGTTGGGTCTAACGGAACAGGGATTCCGATAAACGTCAAATAGGATTCGCAGAACTCAATGCGTTCCGGGCCGCTGCAACACACAAGGTCGCAGCAATAGTCAGCCGTATACGCCTCGCAATAATCGGCGTAGTACGTCACCCCGGTTTCGCAGCAACACGAATATGCCGTGATCGCGCTCACAGGGTAAAACGCTTGCCGTACTTGCCCTTGACGAACCAGCCAAGCCCGAAGCCAACAACCACGCACAGGGCCGACCACCAAAGCGTTCCGAGAGCGTCAGCGAGAATCATTCTTTCTCCTTGTTTGAGCCTTGCGATATGCGGCATCGAACTCCGGGTCCTGTGCCCGTAATGCCGCTACAAACTCCCGATCCCCTTCGGGTCGGTCAGGGTCAAGCATATCGACCGCCAGTTCAGCCTGCGACACTTTCCGGCGGGGAAGCCACCCAACCGCCACGCGGATGGCCTGCCCGATACCCGTCTGCCACAGGAACACGATGATGGCAAGCACCAACGAACAGCCCGCCACCCATGCAATGATTTGCCCCCACCACGGCGTGACGTTCTGCGTGCTAGGAAGCACCGCATGAATGTTTGCCGCCAGCGCGTCGATACGAGTTGCCGATTCAATCACCACAGGGTCGCCTGTCTCGTTGCCGTGGAGCAGAAGCAACCGCGCTTCCGTCCGGATGTCGTTTGCGCTTCCTGCGATGTTCTGCGTAGCCCCGCACCCGGACAACACGGCGGCGCATAGCACCGCCGCCAGCCTCACCGGGGCTGCTCCATGCGCTCCAACCGCTTCTCCACCTGCGATACGCGCTCGCCAATCACGCGAATCTGCGCGTTCGCGTCGGCGTTGCGCTCCTTCATCACGCTGATATCGGCGGCAATGCTAGTCAGCAGTCTGCTTTGCGTTTCGTCTTGCTCGCTGCGGCGACCGATATAGACCAATGATCCGAACAGCAGCAATGCAGTTGCCGCCAACTGGAGCCGTTCAAGGATGATCCGCGTCTGCGTCTGTTCCGACATGACGTAATCCTACGAATAGCCAATCACGAACACAATCCCATTTCCACCCGCGCCACCATTCCCCGTTGCGACGGACGCACCTCCGCTCCCGCCACCGCCCGCGCCGATACCGCCGTTCCCGCCGTTCACGGACGTACCAAGCACGCCGTGCGAACCACCGCCGCCGGACCCCCAAAGTGCCCCGGTATTGCTGCCGTTCCCGCCGCCCGCCGTGCCTGCCGTCCCGATGCTGCAACGTCGCCCGCCTGCTGCGCCGAGATGGGGAGTGCTGCCGTTCAAGCCGCCGCCACCGCCACCACCGGGTGCGCCCGTGGAATTGCCAGCCGTAACCGCGTTGGCATTCGTGCTGCCTGCTCCACCCGCACCGCCGGGGTGCAGACTGTCGCCCGCCGTGCCTGCGGCCCCACCCGATCCCGCACTTCCCGTTCCTGCCCCGCCCGCCGTTCCTCCTGCCGCGAAGCAGTAGTTCACCCCGCCACTCACCACCGTTGATGCTGTGCCCGCCGTGCCGGGGTTGCCGTTCGCAACGGCGGTCACGCCAGCCCCGCCTGTGCCGCCAGTCCCGACCGTGACCGTGAACGACACCGGAAGGTCGCTGGTGCGATATTCAACGATGCTCACCCCACCACCGCCGCCGCCACCACCGCCACCGCGTACGCCCGTGTTATGTGCGTGCCCGCTGCCACCGCCCCCACCGCCACCGACACACAGAAATGCGGTCATCACGCTGATCGGTCGTGCCACCGTGTACGCCCCCGGCGTGCTGTAGACCCCCACCGTGCTTACGTTCGACGCGGACAGCGTGGTGCCGCTCATCGACAGGCCGGAGCCAAGCACGATTTCCTGCACGTTGCCGCCGCCCGCGCTGCTGCTTCCAAGCAACCGGGATGCCGTACTCACCGCCTGCATCTTCGCGTACGTGACGGCATTCGCTGCCACCGTAGGGTTGGGATACGTTCCCGTCAGGTCGCCACCCGCCGCCCCGGTCGGGGTGCGAGCGTCCGACAGGCGGGGATCGTTGCCCACGCACGCCTGCCCCGCTGCCGTGCCGTAGACCACGTTCAGGGTCCGGTCTGCCGACAAGTCGCCGCCGCCAGTCAACCCCGTTCCGGCAATCACCTGCCGCGTCGTGTCCACCTTTCCCGATAGGGTTGTCGAAAGATTCGACACTTGCGAGATGGCAACCGTTACCGGGTCGCTCCCTGCCACGCCATGCGTGCTGGCGTGCGCCGTAGGGGTGCGTGCGTTCGACAGCCGCGCATCGTTGCCAACGCACGCATCCACGCCGCTGGTGCCGTACACCACCGAAAGCGTCCTGTTGGCCGACAGGTCGCCGCCGCCCGAAAGCCCGGTTCCCGCCGTGATGGTGCGCGTGATCGGCACACGCGCCGCAAGGTCCGTGGTCAGGTTCGCTACCTGCGCTTGCGACAGTCCGCCCGCCGGAATGGGATCGCTACCCGCGCTTCCATGCGTGCTTCCGTGTGCAGTCGGGGTACGCGCATCCGACAGACGCGCATCGTTGCCCACGCACACTTGAAACCCGGTCGTGCCGAAGTTGACATCTATCGTGCGATTCGCAGTCAGATTTCCGCCGCCAATCAATCCCGTACCTGCGTCAATTCTTCGCGTTGCCAATGCGCGTGCCGCAAGGTCCGTGGTCAGATTGAACACCTGTGATTGCGCCAGCCCGCCCGCAGGAATCGGGTCCGTCCCACCCACGCCGTGCGTCGTAGCATGATTCGTCGGCGTGCGTGCGTTGGACAGACGGCTATCTGTCGCTCGCGGAATCTGATTGGCCGTGCCACCCCCGTCCGGGGCAAAGTCCGCTGCCACCGTGCCGGAAGTCGTAATGGTTCCGCCCGTCAGCCCCGTTCCGGCAATGATGGTCGATACCGCCCCTACGCTCAACACTACCGATGGGCTTGTAACAGCAAGCGCAACGCCCGTGGCCGAAACGGTTACGGCTACGCCGCTGTTCACCACGGTAATTTCTGCGCTCACGTTCCCACCTTCGGGTTGACCTGCGCTTCGCCGTTCTCGTAGTACCGCCGAACAACGCCGCCAGTCCAATCCACCTCAAAGTCGAACCGCGCATTCCCAATAGGGAACGTCGCCGTGGTTGCAGCCGGAACGCGCAGGATCTTGACTCCCGTGGTCGGGGGAGTCGCATCAACAATCATCCCATTTGCAATCGTCGCCGTGAGGAACGCCGTTGCATTCGGTTGCGCCACTCGCACCCGCCATTCTGTTGCCGACGCAATATCCGTCACGCCCGTAAGCGTGATGCGCTGCTCATACGTTGCGCCCTTTAGGAACACCAGTTGCCACTTGTCCATGTCATTCTCCGGGTTCGCATTCAACCAACACCGCGTTCGGCATTGTGAACCAGTATTTCGGCACCGGAACGTTTGCCGTCGTGCCATCTGAAATCGCAGGGAAATGCTCCACCATCGTAACGATGGAACCCGTCGCAATCGGCAAGGGAGAGATGGTCGCGTTGGGATAATTTGCCTGCGACACTCCCGGAGCAATGAATCCCGTCGCGGAATTGTTGGTTTCTTCGATGAAGTTGAGTGCTGTTCCCGTTCGATCAAACGGCGCAATCGAAACCACCATCGGACACGCCGCTGGCGTGGGTTCAACTTCTTCAAAGGTGTAACTCCACTTCCATCCGTCGCAGATTTCGGTGCTGCCCGTAATGCGAGCCGCGAACACTCGCGTATTCGGCGGGGCCGTATCCGCCATCACCGCGCCATTCCACAACCGACGAAGATGCGTCGTGCCCTTCGATAGCGTCAGTTGCTTCGGATCGGATTCCATCATCCCGTCCGGGCCGAGCAGCCAATCGTCTTGATCGCAGTCCGTGATCGTCACCGGGACCAATTCGCCAGCACGAACGGACAGGCAGTACCGCAGCATCGTGCATCGGAAACTGCCCGTTGGCACTACCGCCCATCCACCCCACCCGATGCGACCGGACATCACCGAAGCCCGCGTCTGCAACAGGTTCACTACCTGCGTGACATACCCCGTGTAGTTCCATGATGGCGCGGTCGTTCCGAGGATCGCCGTTGCCGGGGTAAGCGGGGTCAATCCCGGCGTGCTGCTCGCCACCAACGGACGCGGCTCCTTCAACAATCTCTTGCCAATGTTGGCTCGCGCTCGCCCGGTCGTGATCGTGCTTTCCCACCCAAACTCTTTCTCCGTCGCAAACATGAGCGTGGTGGAGTCGGTCGCCGTGTTGTTGTAGCGCGTCTTGCCCTCAACCGTCCGATACGGGAAGGACGTAGTAACCGCGTTCGGCATCATGTTGCGCTGCTGCGCCGCATTGCCGTACCACAAGGTTGCCAGCGGTTCGGTCGGGCTAAAGGTGTTCGCGGGTGGTTGCGCTCCGCCTGCATAGGCAACCTTGTTGCTGGTCATCCACGAATTGAGCGTGGACGCATCACCACCAACTGGGACCAGCGTGTAGGTGTTCGTCGCCGCATCCCATTGCACCATGAACCCGGTCGCTGCTGCCAGCGTGTCAATCGCCATCGCAATGGAGCATTCCGGCGTAAGCACGAAGTCGGTCAACCGATTGATAAGCAGGGAATTAGCGGAATAACTGCCAAGCCCAATCGTTCCCGGCAATCCCGCTGAAGTGATTGCGGTAATGAGCGCGCTCATCAATCCCGATGGCGTTCCCGACGTTGCTGCCTTGATTCCCCATCGACCGTCCGCGCTGCGAAGCGTGCCTTGAATCGGTACCGCGTTGAGCGTGTTCGCCTGTGACTGCGACCACCACCAACGCGCATCGACCGCCTCCACCACCGCCACACCTGCGCCGCCCGCGACCATGTAAAGCGGTCGCGGCGGAAGCAGCCATACGTCCATCGTCATGGCCGTCGCGGTGTTGTTCTCCTGCCATGTGAACGTCGCGCTGGGGTTGGCTCCATCCGAAACGCTGTTATAAAGCGCGGTCAACTGATCCTGCGCCACCAACACCCGGATGCGAGCGTGCCGCGTCGCCCCCGATGGGATTTCAACGCTAAACAGGTCGCCCGGTTCTACGCCAACGCTCGCGGCAAGGTCTAGCAAGTCACCGTCCGGCACGCGGGCCGGGATGATCGTGCTGCTGGACGTAGTGAAGTACGCCTGAATCATGTCACCAACGTATCCGTGGAGACTTGATACTGCTGCCGAGAATCCAATGCCGCCGCAAGGCTGCTAGAAGTCGGAACGTCACTTGCCACCGTGGTTGCTGGCGACACGGGAGGGAGAAGCCCGCTATTCGGGGTAGACCAGCGACGAACGAACGCGCCGCTTGGGGCCGTGAACGTGCTAAAGCCAACCGTGCTGCCTGCGCCTACGTCATAGGTCACGTAGGACCGGGTAAACACGCCGCTAAACAGGCGGTTCCCCTGCGGGTCATACTTTCCATGCGACACGCGCCAATCCTCATTGGCAAGGTACGCCTGCTCAGGAAGCGGTCGCTGATACCGTGGCGGGGCTTGGTTCATCCGCGACACTTCGATGTATTCAGTCACCACCGCCGTAGGCTTGCGCGTTTGGAACAGCAGGTCCGGCGCATCGACGTACATGGGAGACAACCGGACGATGCCGGGGTCCACCGTGGTCTTGGTGTGACCGTGGGTATCCCCGATTGCAGTAGTGAATCCGCTCACGGATGCGGGCTGCGCCTGCGTTCCGCTGAACGCGCCGCCCAACTCCGTATTCATCAAGTTCACGCCATCGGCGTTACTAATGATCGCAACATCGACCGGGCCATAGGTGTTGGCTTTGGGGATCGTGAATAACGCCGCCTGCGGCATGGTCCCGCCCGTGTTCGCCATGCCGTCGATCAGGTTGTTCACGAAATACGGCATCATCGCGTACTGCGATTCCACCCCATCAACCAACAGGGACGAACCGTACGGCGGGGCTTCCCGAATCTCCGTGCGCGTGATCGTAAACTGGTTGCCCACCATGTAGGCCAGCCCGAGAATGCTTGTGCTGCCAGCCGAATCGCTGCCCTTCGGCTGCACCATCGCGTCCAGTTCAAACCGGATCGAAAACCCGGTCAGAAGTTCGCGCTCCTCAACCCGTAGGCGCGTAATCCAAGTCTGCTGGAAGTTCAGGTCTACCCGCGTCTTGGCAAGTTCGACTGCCGCTTCGACGAGTTTCCGGTTGCCCGTCGTGCCCGTGATGTTCTTCAACCCCTGCTCGCCTTCTAGTTCGCAGGAAAACTGAATCGTGGCAAGCGTTGCATTCTGCATCGACCGCTCGTAGACGCAGTTCATGTTCCCAACCTTCACCCCGTCCGGAAGGTCATGGGTGTGCCACTTGTCCGTGAACGAGTAGGTGAGCATCGTGCCCAACTCGTCCAACGCAAACTCCTGCCCCTCGCGCCGCCAGCCCGGACCCGGAACGGGCGGGATGATCGCATTTCGGAACAGGTCGGCATACGCTACGCGCCCGGTCCACGATGCGGGACTTGTCGGCGCAGTCGTAGAGCCTCCCGATGTGCTGCGCGTGATGTGCAGCGTGCCGTTCACGGTTCGCGTCGGCTTCCCGGCTGCGTCCATTGACATCCGCTGCGTCCAACGGTGCGCGGTCACAGTCTGATTGCCGTTGAACGTCACGTGGTTCTCAATCTCAAACCGCATCAACGCCGTCTGCGTGCCCACGATTTCCGTTGTCTCCACCTTTGCCGTAGGCCATCCTCGTGCGTCGGTGGATGCCGAGAACAAGGCTTGACCATTGACTGTGAGCGAAGCCGTGTTCAACCTGCCCGCCGAGTCTCGCAACGTGTTGAGGAACGTGCTGTAGTTCGTCGTGCCCGTGTTGACGATGGCCGTTCCGCGCACCATGCGCTTCTGCTCTGTCACGATCTGCGTTCCTTCGGCATAGATCGGGTCGCAGTTGTAGGCATCCACTTGCACGTTGCTAAAGGTCGCAGTAGCCCCCGTGGACAACTGCATAATCAGGGTGCTTGGCATCTCAATACACCTTTCCGGTCATAGCGCGGATGTCCGCTTGAAACCACGCATTGACATCGTTAGGGTCGGCTTCGTTCGTCTTGCGCGTGTTGTCCTCAATGATGCCGAGATACTTCAACACCTCGCGCAAGCCGTACAACGCGCTTCCCGGCAGGGCGGCATCAAGCAGGTATCGGAATGGGGCTTCCAACGCTTCCGCCATCCGCGAAGGAATGTTCATTATGAACAGCACGGCAGTTCCCAAGTGATACAACATCCCCGTAAGCACGGAAAACGCCTGTGAAAGTGACGCGGTAAAGCGGCCAAGTTCACGGTTGAAGAACGCCTGCATTTCGATTTCGTACGTTTGGGTCCGAAGTACGCGTGCGTACAGTTTCCCGTTCTCTGCGGCTTCATCCATCGCCAGTTGCAGTTTGAGGAACTGCTGTCGCAGCAATTCAAACTGCACGCGCCCGCTATAGGTGCCAACGGCTTCTACGCGCTTGGCCGTGAAGTCTGCCGATGCACGAAGCCCCGCGAGCGCAAGCGATGCCACGGACCCGACAATCGACAGGCGATACAACGCCTTGTCCAACACCTTGCCAGTCCTGCCAAGCGCGTTGATAGTCGTACTGGTCGCTGTGCCTTCGCGCATGAGTTGCGCGTAGCCGCCCATCGTTGGCGCACGAAAGAAGCCCACTAGTTCCGACCGAAGGCTGCTTGCAAAGCCCGCAGCGCGTGCGCGGTCTACCTGCATCGCCACCATGCCCGATGCTACCGTGCGCTTGACATCGCTAAAGGCTTGATACCGATTGCTCACCGCTCCTGCCACAAACCCAACCGCCGAAGAAATGCGGTCCTGCATAGCCGTCAGCGGCCCAAGCAGTCGATTTCCAATGCTCGTCTGAAAGCCACCCGCAACGCCGCCCGGACCACCGCCGACGTTGCCGCTACCCGCTCCACCCCCGCCCCCGCCGCCAAGTTCGCGGATGTTGATGCTGATTGTTCCTAGATCCTCCACGGCTACTTCACCTCCCAATCCATCTCATAGCCGAACTCGTAGGTGTCTTTCAGCGTCAGCCACCCCTCCAGTTCCGGCACCGCCTGCACCGTGCCGCCGTTGCGGAACGTCATCGGCACCACCATGCGACCGCCGAAGGTGCGCTGCACCAGCCATTCGCGCAGGACATCCGCGAACTGCTGGATGCCTTCCGAACCTGCGATGCGGTACGTGCCGCGCATCACCGGATCGGCCATGCCGCGCCACCACACCACCATGTCCACGTTGGTCCGAATCAGCCCCACCCCGCTGTTCGGATGCGCTGCCGTGTCCGGGCCGGGAACAATCTGTACCGCGTACTGCCCCACCATGTCATCAATCGGGGCTTCCACGATGTAGACGTTCGACCCGTAGCCGCGCTCTTGCATCCACTCCGCGAGTCGGTCGCGCACTTCAAACAGGATTTCGCCCGTGTTCGTCATCGCGCCTGCCTCATGGAGTCGATTTCAACCTTCTGCGCAAGGCGACTGCTGCCCGTCGCGGCATAGACCATTGAAGCCATCTGCTTCCCATCACCGAACGCCATCGAAATAGCGCGAGCAAATACAAGTGCTTGCGCTGCTTCGACTGCGGGGATGTTCGCCATGAGGCCCATCGCCGTGTCCTTGTCGAACTCTGTCGGCGGTCGCCCGTAGACGCTCACGAACCGGGCTACCGCCTTCAGCCGTTTCCCGCCTGCTCCACCCTCTGCGCTGCACGCGCATACGCGGCGAACAACTGCGCGTCCGTCGCGCCCTTCGCTACGTCTGCCGTGCGGCTTGCCTCGCGCATAGCGCGAGCAAGTTCCGGCACGCCGGGGTTCTGCCCACCGTTGATCGCCTGAAGCGTTGCGGTCACTTCGTTGAACTGAAACACCAGTCGCCCGTTGGGAAGCGACACGGCGAACAGCATCGGATCGTCGTTTTCGGTCAGTTCGATGGCCATTAGGAAACCGTCGTGTAGGAGTAGAGAAGGTTGGTGGAGGGGTTCGGGATGCAATGGAAGTTCAGCGCAAGCACGCGCTCGCGGTTGCCCCATTGGGAATCCGAAATGCCGTCAGAACGCAGGAATGCGTGGGTAAAGGTGTAGCCGACATTGCCCGCCGCCACCGAACGGATGCGCAGCCCGAAGAACCCGTTGCTGCTCACCAACTGGCGACCGACCACCGGGGTAAATGCGTTGCCGCGATTATCCGTCAGCAGGCTGGTTAGAACGTCGGCATCCCACTTGACCAGCGCGCAAGTCACGATGGCTTCGGTGTTCTGCATGACGATTTCCTCCGGCACCGCGCCGCTGGAAACCGTCTTGACTTCGTGGCGATGATCCGTGAACGCAATGGACGGCAGGTTGTCGTTGTCCGACCGCCCAAGTTCCGTGTACGTGCCGCTGTTGGCCGTATCAACGGAGATGATCGTGGGTCCGGGGACGTACAGGGAAATAGCCATAGTTCAAGTCCTCTTGAGGATGGATCGTAGTCCGAGATAGATGCTCTTTCCAACTGCGGTCATTTCTTCTCGCGTCGGAAGAAGGAACGGTCGCGCTGGCACCTTCACACCCCTCCGTGCCAGCAGGTAGTCGCGCCCCTCCGCGAAGCCTTCCTTGCCGGGGTCGTTGCCCGTGCCGTGGCCGCGCTTGGCCGCAAGGGTGAGGGGGATGTAGTTGGTGCGCTTGGTCGTAATCCCCTTGTCTTGGTACAGCGCATATTTGGGGCCGCGCAGGGTCACCTTGATGCTGCTGCGACTGGCTTTACCCGTGGCCGTCAGACTGCCGTAGAGCAGTCCGCTGTCCCGAAGGGGCTGTTGCCCATTCCGGTAGCCCGGAACGCGCACAAGGTATTCCGTACGTCCTGAAGCAGTTTGGCGAGTCTTGACCACCGTACCGCCCTTCACGGGCTTGCTCGTCCAAAACTCGCCGTACAGGGGCTTTAGCGGGGCGTAAGCGACTGCCTGCCCGCCCGCGCCCCGGCCCTGCGAACGGTCGATATGGTCTTTCATGTAAAACGCGACAATCTGCGCGATGCCCGCCGCCACGGACGGGTCGCCCAACGCCTGCCGCACCCGGCTACGCCAGTTCACGGGAAGGCCGTGGGTCGGCGGGGCGGGAAGAATTGCGAGTTGGACACTTGGTTGTACCACCCGGTCACGGCAGAACCCACCGCCTTGACTACGGGCGTACCCGCGTCCGCGTTCGCGCCCACGGAGCCGAACAGCATCTTGCCGTCTCGCAGCCCCTCCAGCATCGAATACGTCTGCTTGATGCGCTGTTCAATCGCGGGGGTCAACTTGGACCCGCGCCGCTGAAACAGGAACTCCGTCGCAAGGTCTACCGCCATCGTGACCAGCAACGGATCGTCTGCCGCGTCCAACGCAGCCAGTTCTACATCGGTGTAAATGTTGCCCACCCGGACATAGGACCGGATGATTGCCGTAGCGCGATCAAGCGCGTGCGTGGTCATCGGGTTCGGCCCCGGCATCGGGGTGCCCGCGTCGCCACACAACTGCGCGATGATGTTCTGATCCAGCGCAGCCTCTAGGTCGGCGTAATCAGCGTATGCCATCGTGCCGCCTTTCAGAAGCCGGGGAGGGGGGGCCGAAGCCCCCCCCGCCCGTTGTCCGCTGCTTCACTTATCAGTTCAGAACGTCCTGAATCAGATAGCCACCAACCGGGGCCACCACCGCAGCCACCGAGTTGTCGATCACGCGACCCTCAATGCGACGGTTCATCGGGTCGTTGAACTGCTCCACGGTCATGTCCTCGTACGCGAAGATTTGGCACGTGCTGAAGGACGATGCGCCTTCAACGCCGACCAGTCCACCCGGACGCGACACGAAGATGGCCGACTCGCCGTAGATGTACGAAGAAGTGAGCGTAGACGCACCCTTCTTGCTCGTCACCTTCACGGAGTCATCGACCACGACATCACCCAGCCCGAACAGGGTCGGGGGAATGCCCCAGCGCGAGAACGTATCCGACCCCTGAAGGAACGACAGGGCGGCGGGGTAGTTCTTGACGTAATCACGAACCTCTGCCGACTGCGCAATCGCGTTCGCCACGGTCGGGGAAATGACCATGATGAGTTGATTCGGAGCAATCGCGCCACCGCTTGACAGGCTCACCTGCCGCATGACCGCCTGAATGGAGGTCTGAATGTTGATCGCGCCCGTCGTAGTGCTGTTCCAGTAACCAGCCGCCGAGATAGGCGAAGCCGTGGGGTTCGCAACGTAGTTGCTGCCCCAGTTGCCCGTATCAGTCAGGATCGCCGCCGCACGGTTCGTACGGGCGGTCATCGCCAACTGCGCCTTGCTGCGAGCGTGCTGCGCCACGACATCCCACGCGGCCTGCGTCGCAGTCTCCTGCGGGATGTAGAAGGGGAACGCGAAACGCTGCGTTGCGTACTGAACGAAGTCAAACGCGTTCTGCTTACCCGTGGGGCGGTCGTTGCCCAGCGGCCAAGCAAACTCGCGGTCGCTCGTCAGACGAACGTTGTCCGGAACGTCCTGCCGCAGATAGTAACCCGTCATCTTCGTGACGGGAACCAACTGCGCGTACCGGGTGAGAGCAAACGAGTTGACGCTTCGGGTGAACTCCACCTGAAGCGCACCCGTTGCATAATCATTGGTGGACGGGACGTACGTCGAAAGTCCACCACCGACAACAGAGAATGCCATTGTTTAGTCCTCCTTGTAGGTAATGGCTTTAGACAGCGCGAGTTCCGAATCGGAATGCGCGGATAATCTCACCTGCTGCGCTAGCAGTTTCAAGTGCCATGTAGTAACAGATGTTGCCACCCGCACCAGCGACCGCCCGACCGGACGAATCCGAAGTCAGGAGCGTTCCGATGGTGCTGATCACGTCGCCCGCCTCCACCTGCACCGTGTTCGACGGCTGAAGGGTGATCGGGTCGCCCGCCGCAGCGTGCACGCTCGCATCAAATCGCTTAACGCTGCCATCCGTAACACCAAGCACGTTGTCAGACGCGGCGTTGGCCTGCTGGCCCGTGAACGCCGTAGAAGTGTTGATCTCCACGAAGCGGAACGGATTGATATTGCCGCTTGCAATGAAGTTCGGGGTGAATCCCATGTCAGACATTGGTAGTTCCTTTCCTGTTTACCGCTTGATGCGGCTGTTGATTGCCTTGGCGAACTCTTCAGGACGGCCAGCGAACTCGCGGACCATGCTGGAGATTTCGTTCTTGTTGATGTCCGTGCTGCTGGGCAGGGCGGCGCGGCTCATGTCGATACGCACGTTCATGGGATCGCGGGTGAACAGTTCCCGCCAACCCTCCAGCGTTCCCGCTGGATCATTGCTCGCCTGAAGTTCGGCAATCAGCCGGGGACGCTGGGCGGCGGGGATTCGGTACCCCTCGCTCTCCATGATGTCCAGTTCGCGGCCAAACTTCTCACGGCGGATTTCCGCCTTGAGCGAGTCCAGTTCGCGCTTCATCTTGGCGTTCTCGCGGCGCAGCGCAAAGGTGTCGGCGGAACCGGGACGGGCATACATACCCATCTCCTCTTCCTCCTCCTCCTCGTCACCGTGGGAGTCGATGTCAATATGCACGCCGTCGCCTTCGCCGGATTCCTCCGCGAACTGCTCCGTGAGCATATCTTCCGCCGCCATCTCCTCCTTCTCCTCCTCGTCCGAACCAAAGTGCTTCTTCATCATGGACTTGATTTCGTCCATGTCACACTTCAGCGCGGCGACTTCCTTCCGGATGTCATCGTCAGCCATGTTGGTGTCCTTCGTACCGGGAACGTAAGTGGATAGCCCGCCTCCGACCGTCCCCATGTCGAAGCGCAGCGAACGTGCGAACCGGACCAGTTCACCCTTGCGGGTGAAGTGCGTGTCGGGAAGGGGACGGCGCGGGGTTTCACGCCCGAGCAACGCCACTTCCGACAGGTGATTCTGCTCCGACCAAATCTCCGCGCTACGGCGCGGGAAAGCATTGGTCGCCAGCAACTTGTCGAATACGGGCTTCTCCACCTCGCAGTCGCCCACGATGAAGCCCACCCCGTCGCGCTCCTCGTACCCGATGTTCGTGAAGCGGCCCACGCTGGACTTGGGTTCGTTCCCGTCCTTTTCGTGCATGACCACCAGCCGGGGAAGCGAACCGCGCTCCATGTACCGCCGGGTGCTTTCCACGATGTCCTGCACGCGCTCGTTGTCGAACTTGGTCAGTTCGGGGTCCGAATCGCCGTCCAGCGCAGGATCGTAGGCGCAAAACACTTCTAGCCCGTGAATGGTCACGGTCTTGCCGTTGTCCGTTACGCGGTGCGAAGGGGTGTTCATTAGCGCAGTATCTCGAAGGAGTTATCGCAAGTCAATGGGTTAGGCAAATACGCGATAGGGAATGCTTGGTTCCGGAGTGAACGTCGGGAGCGCATCGACCTGCTCTTCGGTCATCTCAAACGCCACCCGCAGATTGGCGTGGTAGCGCGGGTCGCCCGCCTTGATCTGCTGCCCCTCGCTGTCGAAGGTCGGCGGGATAGGCCCGATGCGGTCCAAAGCACAGTTGGGTACCACTACAAGGACCATCTCGCCCTCGCCAGCATCCTGCTCAACAAGGATTCCTGCGGCTTCGAGCGCATCGTCCATCTGCGCCTCGGTGTCGGTGCGGAGCATGAAGTCGATCATGTGGTGAGAGCGTTGAGTTCGGATGCGGTTTTTGCGGTCGGCCAGTACTTGACGAGCGCGATAGTGCCACTCGGATAATTCAGTCCGTAGGTGCTTGATGGCTGCCGCCCGATGACGAATCGCGTGGCGGCGTATAGATCGCCCGTACCAGTCTTGTTTGCTGAACTTGCGCTGCCGTTCAAATTGACACGCACAATCGGATCGGTCACGGTGTTTATGGCCGACGCATATTTGATGAGCGATCCAAGCGTGTATGGTCGTGAAACTTCATTTGCACCGCCAGCCGAAAGCGATGCACCGCGGGCCGCAGTAAAGTAGTTCAGCGCATTTCCAAACGTTTCATACGTCGGCTGGTCGCCAGCCGTCATAAATCCAATGAGCGTGATATACGAAGTCGGCTGCTTGTTGATGATTCCGGACCAGTAGATGCTTCCGAATTGGGTGCTGTAGTTCAACGCGGAGATATCGCTCATCACGCACGAATCCGCCGCCCTTGTCGCCGTGCTCGCGCCCGTGGGGATGTAAGAACTGGCACCGGAGCCTTGTTCTAGCATCGCCCCCCAAACAAGGATGTTCGATGTTCCACTACTTTGCGAAAGCGGGTAGACGTATACGCTTGTGCATCCGGCTGGAGTCGTGAACGTGAACTGAATCCGCGTCCACGTTGCTCCGTTTATTTGACTGAAATACGACGTTTCAGAAACAATGTCTGCGCTTCCAGACACGTTGTAGGCACGGTAAAGCGCAACACTTCCGCCATTGTTCTTTGCCCAAAACGAGAACGTATACGCCGTGTTTGCCGTTACGGTGATTGCTGCGCTACGGAAAGAACCAGACCCAGTATGTGACAATCCACACGTTGTCGTAGTTGTATTGCCGTCAGGAGTTAGTGCCGAAACATTTGTTCGCGTTACAGAATTAGCGGTCCACGAACCTCCGGTTGGAAGTGTGTCCGAATTGGTCACGCTGTTCACCGCCTGCCCTTCAATGAGCAACCCCCTCGGCGCGAGCGTGGTCGGGTCGTAGTCGAAGCGGGGGGCGTAGTACGCGCCGCTTGTAGTTGTCGCAATGTAGGGTCGCGCAACTGTTCCGGGTTCGGCCTGAATATCCTTGATGGTTACAGACAAGTTTGTTGCCTGCGCACTACTCACACCGCATCCGACAACGCACCAAGCGGCTGCTCCATTTGTTGGAATGCAAGTAAGCGTAATTAGATCGCCAGCACCCCATCCCGTGTACCCACTTGATTGGTTTACACCGTTGACCGCGTATTGGTCAGCCGTTGAACCATTGATGGAGAATGCCAATACCTCGTTGAGTTGGAATGTCCCCGACTTTGCGGTTACACGAAACTGCACCGTAACTGGAAGTCCATTGCCGTTGCCCCAGTTTTGATATAGCCGCGATCTGGTTGCGCTGTTGTTGTTTGAAATGGTGAGTTCAACACCATTCAAAGACAAGTTTCCGGTCCCGCCAATAGATGCAAAAGTCCAACCAGTCGGCGCAGTAGTTCCACCCGCCCCAGCAAATACAGAGTTAGAGAACTTGTTTGCGGCGGCATACTGCACCAGCCCGCTGCTGTTGATGAAGGTGGCATCGCCCAACCGCGAGAACGACAGGCGCGGATCAAGCGACCCCGTGGTGAAGTCCAGCGTGAGCGTGGAGCCGTCGCCGTCGTTGTTCAATAGCAACGCCGAACGGGATGAACCCGTGAGGCCGGGACGATTGAAGCGGGACGAACGGCGCATTAGATGACGCGAGCGAACACGCCCATGCAGGCAAGGTTGGTCGCTGCCTTGAACTGCACGTTGACAATCTGAAAGCCCGTCATGTCCAACAGCACATGCGCGGCTTCCCGGTTCGCTGCTGCTGCGGTGCCGGGAGAGTAGATATTTGCCGCCGGGGTGCCCGCAACCTGCGTGACCGCTGCCATGACGAATGAGGACAGCGAATTGAACGTCCAGTCCGGCGCACCCGAACCGCTCGTCGTGTAGGACAGGTTGAAGTCTGCAATGAGCGTCGGGAGAAGTTCCGGCTCTACTGCCGCCGGGTCTTGGATGTAGTTGTAGCCCATCACGCGCATTCCCATGCCCGTGCTATTGCTGGCTTGGCAGAAGGGGATCAAGTGCAGGAGGCTTGCGCCTCCGCTAAACCATCCTCCATCATTCGACCGGACGCTGTTGTACACAATTTCTTCGGGGAGCCCAGAAAGAATCGGAACAATCGTTGACGGATACGAAGTCGTGACCGCAAGCGAGGTTCGCACGTGCTTGCTGTTCGTCTGCGGGGTAATGATGATTGACTGCGGCATGGTGTCCTTTCGTTTCCGGAACGCCATCCATCGTAGCGTCCTGCAATGCGTACACAATCCCTTGTGTCAACCCGATACGAAACCCGCATCGGGGAACTTGCCTGTGTCGATCAATGCCTGCCGTCGCCCGTTGTGCCGCTTGATGGCCTCGTAGTCGGGTTGGCCGTCATCGTCCACCCAGCCCTTCGCCATCGCCACGGCAACCGGGATCGGCTTCCATCCGCAGCGGCAGTTGAAGCCTGCTGGCGTGTTGATCCCCTGCGCGTCAATTTGCGCAACGGTTGCCACGTAGCCGTCCATCGCCCGGTGCGTGTCGCGGGTCCGGTTGTCTTTCGTCGCGCTGAACTGCATGACCGGGACGAACGCCTGCACCTTCTCGTCGCGCACGATGTCCAACTGCCCCTGCGAGGATGCCCGGTTCAGGTTGGTCCGGTAGACCGTTTCCAGCCGCGCCGCCGTCAGGTCGGTCCCCGTGGTCAGCGTTGCCTGCTCCACGAAGTCGCCTATCCCTAGCCGTTCAAGCCGCTTCCCGGCCACCGACCGGGTGACATCGCCACGTATCACCTTTGCCAGCAGGGACTTGACTTCCGTAGCCTGCTTCGCCGTCATGCCTGTAACGAAGAACGCGCCACGGGCAATCGCCTGCACTCCGGGGGTCCGGCGCACCTGCACGCCTTCGGGCAGGGTCGCGGCCTGCTGCCCCGGCACGGGCGGGGGCTTGGTCCCAAGCATCGCCGGAAGCACCAACCGCGCCAAGTCCGGGCTGCGGTCCAGCATCTTGGTCAGGGCCGTGTTCGCCTCGTCCTTGCGCAACTCCCCGGCGGCTTGAAAGGCGTTGTCGATCAGCGCATCCCACTTCGCACGGGTAATCGGGAGCAGGTCGGCAAATCTGCGGATGACTTCCCGCGCTGGGCCTGCCTTGAAGCGCACCCCGATATCCGGCACCTCACGGTCGAATCGGGCGGGGGCGGTCGGCTTGGGGATGCTCACCCCGGCGGCGTGCAGACTGTGGTGCGCTCCCAACGCCCACGACGCGAGCAGCAGGGCGGCGGTATCGGCCTCCCATGCGTCCCATTCGGCGGTCGGGTCGCGGTCCTCCACCTGTGCTGCGATGGCACGGCGGTACGCCTGCGCCCCGTCCGCATAGACGGCGCGGAGCAGGTCCGCGATAGGCGCGGCGCGCTTCGCCACGGGTTACACCCACCGCTTCATCGTGAACGTTACAGGGGCATCCGGGGCGGGTTCCGTGCCTTCCGGCGCGGCGGTCCCGTTCTTGCCGAGGATGGCATCGAGCGGGTTGCTGCCCCCCTGCGAGGAGCCGAGGATGGGTTCGTCCTCCTGTGGCTGCGACAGCCCCAGCAGGTCGCGCACCTCGCGTTCGGACACGCGGCCACCCATCGTCACGAACTTCTCAATGGCTTCCAGCCGCTCCTTCGGGTCGGGCCGCTCCGGGGCAAACTGGAAGCGCAGGGCGGTGGATTCCTCCTCCGTCGCCCCCAGCATCCGCGCCACCACCCGCACAAAGTCGTTCGTGAGGCTGTCGGCCAGCGCGTCCGCGTGGTAGCGGATGATGCGGGACAGGGTATCGGCGTGCAGACTTGCCACCCCTGAACCCAGCCCGGTGCTGCCTGCCTCGCTGGAAAGCGACTGCCCGAGGATCGCTTCCTTGATCTTGCTGCTAAACCAGTTCACTAGGTCAAGGAACACCGTGGCGCGGCCCGCGTTCGGTTCCTTGATGTCGATGTCGTACACCTTCTCCGTGCCCGACTGCGGGAGCAGCACAGAGTTGTCGTTGGTCAGGTTGGCAAGGACGTTCTCCATCATGGCGCGGCCAGCGTCCTGCCCAAGCGGGTAGTAGCCCACCCGAATGCCCATCGCGTACCGCTCCGCGTAGGTAATCGCGTCCTGAAGAATCTCCTGCTTCGCCAGCCACATAAACCAACAGACATCACGCGCACCTACGCCCCGGTAGATGCTTTCGGTGCTGTTGGGGTCGTTGAAGTCAGGCGCGGCCACAAACACCCGGTGGAGGATGACCGACTTCCGCTCCTCCTCCGTGAAGATATGCACCCGGCTGTCGAAGCCGATGTTCTGCTCGTTCGGGCCGTGTGCGCCATAATCGGCACCTACGCGCATGGCAAGGTTGCCGCGCTGGTCGTAGGCAAGGGTGTCGGGGTGGAACGGATACCACTCCTTGATGCACACGCCAAAGTTCGCGTGCCGCCCGTACACCACGTTCGCCGCGCTGTTGCCGTACCACACGGCTTCGTGCATGGCCCGCACGAAATCGGAACGGCGGGGGATCGCGCCGTAAATCTTCCCGATGCGTTCGGCCAGCGCGACTAGACGGGGGTTCTCGTCATCGTCGGCCATGACTGCCCATTCAAGGGAAGCCAGCGTGACTTGCAGGGACCGCAGGACACCTTCGATGTCCGCATCCGCCCGCATCATCATCTGATACTGCGGGTTCAGGCGATACGCCAAACTGCTGTTCCGCAGCAACTTGTCGGCGGTCGTGAAGAACGAACGCTGCACCTCCACCGGGGTGGCGAGGGGCAGGGTGATGCCGCGCTCCACGGGAGCGGGCAGCGGCTTGCGCGGACGCTGTTCCGGCGTGAGTCCGTTCTGCAACGGGTTCGGATCGGTGCCGCGCTTCTTGCTCACAGTTCTCCCCTGCGCTTGAGGTCAAGTGCGATTGCAACGGCCTGCTTCTGCGGCTTGCCCTCTGCGATGAGCGTGCGAATCTTGCCGCTCACCTTCTCGTCGGCAGCGGACATGACCTTGAGGCAGGCTTCGTCCTCCGCGCTGATCTTGGAGCCTTCGCGGACGGCGTTGGTGACCTTCGCGCCGGGGCGGGAGTGCAGCAACGACAAAAGATTTGATGCGGCTTTGCGGTTTTGCGCTTCCATTGCCTGAATTACCGCTTCACGATTCAGCGTGTTGACCCTGCCAAGCGAATAACTACCGCTCGTCGGGAAAATCTCATACCCATCCGGGTGTGCCGTCCGAACGATTACTTGCTTTCCACGAACCGTAAATGGCTTATTCAACGGAACATCATTTGCCGCCATCTCCGCCTTCGCGCCGGGGCGGGAGGCTTCCATCTTGCCTCGCGCAACTTCCTGCCCTTGCGCTCCCCACAGCACCCAACGCTGATCGTCAAGAAACTTGACGAGCGTATAGGTCACGGGGTGCGCGGTCTTACTTGTTCCGTGCAGGTCGTACACCAAGTTTCCCTTCGCGTCCTTGCGCGTACCGACGATGCGATACCGGACACCCTTGATGGTCAGAAAGGACTCCGTGCCATCTGCAAACCTCGCCTTCGCGCCGGGGCGGGAGGACACGGACTTCGCCACCTTGAGATTTCCGACAGCGGCAATTACATCCGCGTCCGTGTGTTCCGTTGGATTGTCGCTGATGTATTTCGCTTCGTCATACCACCGCGTCCCCTTCATGCTGGCGTATTCGCGCAGCATCTTCTTCAGGAACGCACTTGCGGCGTTCGTGATGCCAAACTTCGCCTTCGCGCCGGGGCGGGACATCCACCGGAACGGCTTGCTCATGTCAAGGATCTGCACGCGAAAGCCATGCCATCCTGCGGCAGCGGCCTTGCGCTTGGCTTCGTCCATTTGCTTCGGTGTCTGAATGCCCTCCGCAATCGGTCTTTCCTCAAGGCGATCCGTTTCGCCCTTCGGCAATGCCCACAGGATGTATTCCTTTTGATACTTCGCCTTCGCGCCGGGGCGGGAGAAGGATCGCTTTAGATCCTTATATTCCGCCAGCATATAGGGCGGGGTGTTGCTGTCGATCTCTTTTGCGGCATCTGCCATGAGCCGCTTCGCGGCTTCCTTGTCGTTGTTCTTCAAGGCTCGGTAGACAGCCGCCATGAGGCTGTCCAGCCGATCGACATTGCCAAACTTCGCCTTCGCGCCGGGGTGCGCCGCCATGCCCAGCCGTTCCATGATTTCCTTGCGCGTGTCGCTCATTGCGTTTTCGTCCTTGTCAAGTTGTGCGCTCTTGCGCTTTGCCCATGATCGTCCTGCGGCCCCGCCCCACAACAGGAACGAGATATACCCCGCATCGTCCTCACCCCCGGCTTCATTCCCAGCGTGACGCGAAAAGAACGAGTGCATCCGCCGAACGGTGTCGGGGGACAGGTTCTTCCGGTGCTTGATGTCGCGTGCGCGGGCAACGCCCACGGCGGTTCCGCCGCGTCCGTGCTTCTCGCGCAGTTCCAACCCACGGGCGGCATTCGATGCCATCTCCTCCGTGGGGGTCAGGTCGATGTCGGCCATGCGGAGATGGTAGCGGCTTGCTATTGCCGTTCAATGCGCTAGGCAAAGAACGGACGCTTGGGGGCACGCGCACCGAACAGTTGCCCGATTGCGTCCGGGCGTTCAATGCGCCCCGCGTTGCGTTCAGTCGGCGTAAGCGAACCCCGCACGGCTTCCCCGCACAGGTCTACCACCGTGTCCACGGTGTCATCGTGTGAGCCTGCCGGGAACGCCATCATTTCGTCCATGACGGGTTGGAAGGCGGGTAGCACCCTGCCGTCGCCCGACTGCGGGAACAGCAATTTGCCCTGCTCCACGAACGGCTGCGCCCCGGCTGCGCGTAGGTGCTTGTCGCTCGACCGTTCGACCGCCAGCATGGGCTGCGTGGTCATGTCGCGGAAGGAGTCGAAGATGCCCTTCTGTGGCCCGTTGGCTTCGGCCAGCACTACGGACGCGCCACGGCGGGAGAGCAGGGACGCGGCCTGCTTTGCAAATACCGGGAACGCCTCTCGCACGCGCAGGATGTCGGTTAGGTACAGGTTGCGGTGGAAGTCCACTTCCCCCACGATGCACACGCTGTAGTCGGGGTCATCCCGTTCCTGCGCCTTCTTGCCATAGCCCCAGTCAATCGCGGCAATGGTCCGGGTCACGGCAGGAATCTTTGCCGGGTCGTAGTACCGCACCCACTCCGGGCGGAACACCAACAGGTCGCTGGACAGGGGGACCAGTTCGTAGGCGCGGGCATAGCCCATCGGCCCCATCGCGCTGCGCCGCTTGGCGAGTAGGTCAGGCGTAAACACTTCCGGCCACGGGCTTTGCAGTCCCATGCACGGGCGGCGCAGCAGGGTGCCATTGCCTTCGCATTCCTTGCGCCAATCGGCGGTCAGGTCATCGACATGGAAGGGGGTTGCGCTGCGCCATACCCGGCTTGGATGCGGCCCGGACGGGTCCAGCATCGGGAGCCACACGTTCGATACCGCTTCCTTCACCTGCTCGCGCAGGGCGGGTTGCAGCACGGAGTTGCGCAGGTCGCACAGGTCATCGAACCAAATTACGTCTGCGCGTCCACCCGTGCGCCCGAACACGCCGGAAGCCTGCACGGAGGGGTCACGACGCGGCCCTAGCCCCGGTGAAACGATGCTCCACGCCGTCACGGTGTCCTCACCCGGCTTCAGGGTGACGGTCGGGAACACGGCTTGATAGGGTCGGCTGCGGATGATGTCGCGGATAAACCGACTGGTGGCCGATGCGGTTTCATCGTTCTGTGAAACGATCTTGAACCGGGCATCGGGTCGGACCCCTAACCACCATGCGACGAGATAGGCGTAGGTGCTGGTCTTGGCGTGGCCGCGTGGGATTTCTGCGTACCAGTCAAGGTGAACAAGCGCGTGGTGCAGCATCTCGCGCTGGAGCGCGCTTACGGGCTTGCCGATGCACAGGGCCACGAACGCCGCCGGGTTCTCGCGGGCGGCTTCGACCGCCTGCTGGCGGGTCAGGGCTTGCGCTTGCGCTTTGGGCTTCGGCACGGCTTGGGGGCGGGCTTGGCGGGTGTGACGAGCGATTGCGCGACGGCGTTCAGGGTGGCATCGGTGATGCCCTCCACCACTTCCACGCGGTCGGTGGCGGTGCCTGCGTCCAGCCGTTGAATGCGGTCCAGTTGCACGGCTGCGTCCAGCCGATCCCGGCGCAGGGCCATCATGCACTCCGATGCGCGGATGCGGTCCCGCACCGATGCGTTGGGGTCATCAAGGATGCCTTGAAGCGTTTGGGGGATCGACTTTGATGCGTCATTCGGCAGTTCCCATCCGCCGTAGACCGCCTGTTCAATGACGTTCAGGTGCCGCCGTACAGCCTTTCGGGTAGGCGGTCCATCCGAAACCCCCTCCATCCCCCCTGCATTTGCGTGGTCAGGCATTTCGCTCTCCATCGTAGCAACGTCTTTCAGCGCGGTCCCTTGCGTGGGACGGCGACCAGTTCATACCCGGCGTGGTGCAGCAGGGTGATGGCGGTTGGCAGGGTCGGAATGGTGGCGGTCAGGGCTTCCGGGTTGGTCAGGATGCTTTCGACGGTCTTGTGCTGGCACAGGTTCGCCGTGGCGCAGTCTTTAGCAAAGGCGTACCGGGTGCGTCCCTGTTCGTGCAGGGCGGCGAGGATCGCCGTCCGCACATCATGCGGCGATTCAATCGGGTGTTTCATACGGCCATTATACCCCCGTCGCACGGGGGGTCAAATAAACCGCCCGCCGGGGTTTCCCCGTCATGGGGTCCGTGCGACGGGCGGGAGACTGCGTGGGGATGGGCCACGCACGAATTGCTGGTGAGTCTACCGGATGGATAGGCGGGTGCCACGCTCCATCAGCGCGCAACCGGGGACGGCTTCGCCTGCCTCCAACGCCTCGCGGATGGCATCGCTGTTGGCGGTCGTGACGGACACGACGCGCCGGAAGCGTTCGGGCAACTGGTCGGCTTCTACATCGACGCGCAGGGGGGTCTTGCCGCCGTTGCGGACCACCGACAGGCGCACGGTCGCGCCGTCAATGCGGGTGCGTCCTGTAACGGTCATGGCTTCCTTCAGGCGTTCGGCCAGCCGTTCCATCACCTTGTTGTCGATGCTGGCAAGGGTGCGGATGCGGTCGGCTTCGCGTGCGCGTGCTTCGGCGCGTGCCTTGAGTTCAAGGATGACGGCGGCATAGCGTTCCGCTTTCTCCTCTAGGGCGGTGTCCAGTCCCTTCAGGTGTTCGTCCAGCGCGGCCATTGCTTCGGGGGAGTCTGCGCCGCCCTCCAGCATCGCGTCGATGACCGCCTGCATTTCGGATGAGATGGCGTACAGGTTCACGGGGTGGCCTTTCTGATTTGCTCGGTCGTGAGTTGCATGATGGCGAGCATGAGCGCGTACCGCTCCAGTTCCTTCCCAACGTCGCGGGATGGGGGCGGGGTCTTGGGCTTGGCTTTAGGCTTCGGGGCTTTGCGGTTCGGCATCGGGTTCCGATCTGTCCTTCGTGGACGGCCAGTTGTCTTGCTCAAAGCAGTTCCAGTCCTTTGATAATTTCTGCCATATCCATTACTTGCCGTCCTCCTTGAACAGATAGCCCCATCCACGCTGCTCCGCAACATCCGCGCTCCATTGCTGGCTCGCGGTGCTGACGATGTTGCAGATCAACCGCCGCGCCTCGTCGCGCTCGGCGGTGAGTCGGGCAATCTCGGCCTGAAGCGCGACAAGATCACCAAGATCAATGCTGGCAATGACGGGGCTTTCCGTAAAGCCGTACGGCTTGTGCTTGTCGCGTGAGTCGGTCATGGCATTCCTTTCATGCTGGCGGAGCGGCAAAGGGTCAGAAGGGGAGGTCATTAGCGTTCACTTCCTCCCCGGTCGGTGCGGGTTGGCCGCAGTTCTTCACGGCGATGAGTTCCAGCGCGTTGCCGTTGCGCCACACTTCCACGATGCGCTTCTCGTTCACGGCTTCCTCTAGGCATTCGGCGTAGCCATCTACCTTCGTTGATACCCACGCCATGCCGTGTTCCGCGCTTTCAACCTGAATCGCGTGCGGGTGTCCGGGTCGGCGCGTCACGCGCCGGACAGTCACTTGGCCGTTGAAGTCATCGGGGAAACGGTCGGCCTTTGCCGGGGCCGGGGGTGCCGGGGGTGCCGGGGGTGCCGGGGGTGCGGCGGGTGCGGGCGGCGCACCCTGTGCCTTCTCCGGTTGGAAGGTGGCGCGAGTCGTGCGCTGGCTGCGCGTCGGCGCGGCCATTGGCTTGCGCTCCTCGCGGTCCCGGCGGTCCTCCTCGCCGTCATCGTCGGCGTTGTCGCCTGCGATGCCGCACATAGACAGCGCGCTGTAACGCCTCATGTACGACGTTGCGGACCCCACGGCTTGCGCTGTCGCGTTGTTAGGGACGGCCACGGATACGTCTGCCGCCAGCCATTCTCCGGATGCGTGGATCAGGCTTGTGGTGATCGTCACGGAGCCGGGTTCGGTGCTGATCGTCTGAATCAGCGATAACCCCTGCTTGGCAAGCGGTTGCCGGATGGCGTTCAGCACGGCGGCAAGCGATGCGTAGCCGTTGTTGAAGTGGCTGTTCTTCTTGTCGAATGCGGGGTTCGACATCTCCAAGTTCGCCTTCGCCAGCGCGGTAGCAAGGCTTGCGATTGAGTCGCTTCGGTTCATTGGTGTCTCCACCCGGTCCCGCCGGGTACGGTCGCCGCGACCTGCGGCGCGTTGAGCATACCCCCGTTACGCGGGGGTGTAAAGGGGCGGTCGCATCGCCCCGTTTCCGTGGTCAGTCAAGTTCCACCGGGTGCCCAGCCATCCACGCGGGGATGTCGTTGCCGATGACGGGTGCGGTGATCGGGCTGCGTCCAAAGACCTGCTCCACCACCGACACGGGCTTCGTTTGAGCGGGAATCTGAATCCCGGCGAGTCGCTTGTGATCCGTGACCGATGCGATGTTGGCGTTTTCCCATGCCGTAAGAATCGCAAGATGCCCGTCAAGCATCTTTTCGTAGGCCGCAGCAGTTTCCTCGCAGCCCGCTTCGCGGTACATCCGGCTCGCCGTCAGGATCGCGGAAAGAAGGTTCTTGGTGTCCTTCAGGGCATTGATGACGGCGCGGTCGGACTTCTCAAGGCTGCTGCGGGTGGCTTCGTTCTTCATGTTCGTGTCTCCTGCGCCCGCGTCCGGCGGGTTCGGGCCGCGCGACCTGCGCGACACACGTACTATACCCCCTCCGCGCCGGGGTGCAAGGGGGTGAAAGGAAAAGTTGGCAGATTTTCTTACATTTGTCCGGGGGGTGAAATAACGCGCCCCCCGGCCAAAGGGCACAGGGGGCACGCTTCCGGGGGCTTGTGAGGGTCGGGGGCCGTCCGTGGCCGTCCCGACCGGGTTCAGGTTACAGGCACGCCAGCGCAGCGTCAAAGGCTTCCTGCGTGGCGTTCGCCGTGGTGCCGTCCCATGCGGCGTAGGCGCGTGCCTGCGCGTCCTTCGTGCGCACGCTCCACCCGGCGCGAAGGTGCTGGATAGCGTTCGTGGCGGCGTTCGCGGCCACCCACAGGTTCGCGCCGTACTGCCGCGCCTCCGTGTCGAACACCTGCGCGGCGTGCGCGAGGAAGGCGGTGGCGTGTTCCTTGCGCCGCTCCTCCCAGCCATTCTTCGGGTTGGTCGGGGTCGGTCCGTCAAGCCGCAGGAGAACGTCCGCCCACAGGTTGCGGATGGCTTCGCGGTTCACCTGCCGCGCCGCGAGTGCGCGGGCGGTGTCCTTCCCGTCCTCCACCATCTTGAACCACAACTTGATTTCGGCGGCAAGGCTTTCAACCCGCGCCCCGATGTTCAGGGTGTGGCGGTGCGACCACGCCTTCTGCTTCACCCCGATGGCGGCGTGGAAGGTGTTGCTGCACACCACGCGCACGCTCGTCGGCTGCACCCGCAGGGCTAGCGTGCCGTCGTGCCCGTTGGCGATGAGCAGGTAGGGGTGCGCCTCGTCACCCATGCCCGTCATGTCCACGCTGGGAGCGCGCAGAAGCATGAACACGCGCTTGCCGCCCCGGATGCTTCCGGCGGATTCGACTTCCACCCCGCTGTCCGCGTCGGCGTTGCGCATGGCGTAGGCGAGGTCGGCCAACGCGCTGTTCTGCACGGGGCTGTAATCCTTGCCGACCACGCCCAGCACGGTGTAATCGTCGGAGCGCACCAGCATCTTGGTTTCGCCCGTGACCACCCGGCGTTCGTCGGTGCTGCCCGCGTGGAACGTGCCCGTGAGCGCGTCCGACTCCAGCACCTCCCATTCCATCCCGGCGATGCGCAGCGCGGCGTAGGGGTTCGGTGCGCCCTGCACCACGGTCCCCAGCCCGTGCCATGCTCCCTTGTTCGCCAGCACCAGTCCGTCGTTGGTTTCGATTTCGTGCGCCATGTTCGTGTCTCTTTCTGCCCCGTCCGGGGGCGTAGGGTGAGGGGGGCGGGCAACGCGCCCGCCCCCCGGCGTGTGTGTCAGCGGGCGGGGCGTTGTGCGTGGGCGGCGATGGCCGTGGACAGCATTTCATCGGCCAACTTGCGGTACTGCTTGATCGCCTCCGTGAATGCCTGCACGGTGTTGGTGTTCCAGCCTTCGTAAGCCATCTGCGCGGTGCAAGCCGCGTTGATGGCGCGGTGGATTGCCTTTTCTGCTTCCTGCGCGGCGGTCAGAGCGTTCTGCGCGGCGTGTTCCCGGTTGGCGGCGTTAGCGAATCCGATGTTCATGTCGTTGTCTCCTGCGCCCGCGTCCGGCGGGTTCGGGTTGAGCGACCTGCTCAACACACGTACTGTACCCCCGTTCCGGCGGGGGTCAAGGGGGTGGAGGGATATTTCTGATAGATTTCGCAGATTTCTTTTGGGGTAAGATAATCCCCGGTCGCGGGCACTCCTTCCCAGCACTCGCCGGGTCGTTGCGTCAGATCCCGCGCCGGGGTTGGTCTAGGGAGCGATGTAGTTCCAGCCGCCCTTTGGGGGGCAGGGCCGGATCAGGATGCACGCGCCGGGGCCGGACCCCTCCGATGCCCATTCCCGTTCGATGGCAAGCGCGGCCACCTGTCGGTCGTTGGCATACGCAATCCCGGCCAGCGCGTCACAAATCGCCCGCGCCAGTTTGTCGCAGTCCGCGTAGCCGGGTCGGGGCAAGGCGGATGGGGTGATGCTGCCGTCCTTGCGGTAGTGCTTCTGTGGCCGCACGAACCGCACCCGCGCATGGATGATGACATCGCCGTGAAACGGCTGTACGCGCTGCTCGCGGGCGGCATCGGCCACCGCCGCACGCCACGGCTTCACGCGCTTGCTGTTCTCCAGCATCACGCTGCGGCCATCCTTCAGGCGCACCAGTCGCTTGGACCCCTGCGCCGCCGGGTCGCCGTCCACCCACACGACGTATTCGCTGGCAGTCATCCTTCACCCCCGTAAAGCGCGGCATTCAGGTTGCGCTGTCGCAGTTGTGCGTTCTCGTAGTTGAGCATCGCAATCTGCGCTTGCAGGTGTTCCGGCGCAACCGCCCGACGCAGCACGGATATTTCGTCGTGGAGGTGATCCACCTCAAGGATCAGTTTCACGTTCCGACGCGCCAACATCGTGCAATCGTCATCCAGCGTGCGTGCGCGTGCGTCCGCACGTTGGCACTCGCGCATGGCATTCACGTAGAGCATCCACACACGCTGCAATTCGCCGCCATCCATGTACCTGCGCCCGCCGTGGTCGCAGAAGCGGCACGCGCTTTGATCGTCGCACAACCCGACCGGGCATCCCGTGGGAGTCACAGTCCTGCCCCCTTCGCCTTGCCGTCGAGCCATGCCATGCTCACGGGGCCGCGTTCGCAGATGCACGTAGTCCCGCCTTCGTTGATAACCACGTAATCAAACCGGATGCGCTTGGCGTTCCCGGTGAACGTCACGCCGTTGGCGTGGCACGCGACCCATCCCGACTTGGTGAGGTTGCCGACACACCCCAGCCCACGCAGATAGGCAAGGAACGTTTCGGCCTCTTGGATAAGTGACTTCGGTTGCATCATGTCCCCTTGTGTGCCCGCAACCATGCGGGCAATGGTCGATCTATCGACATCCCCGTGACTTCGTACCAATGCCACAACACGCTAATGGCTTCTAGCCCTGTCTCCATTTCGCACTCCCCCGATGCCATCGCTGCTTCGACCAGCCGCACGGCATCCCGGTGCCGTCGCCGTTCGCGTTCCAGCGTGTAGGCGGGGTGCCGTCGCTTCATGGTCATAGGCTAGTTTCGCTGTGGTCATTCCGGTACTTCCTTAAGCGGGACGCGCTGAAGGCGTACTGCCTTCGACGCGACCACGCGCACCTTGACTTTGTGCGCCCCGCACCCGCAGCGGCACCCCTTCGGTTCTGCGACCTGAAACCACACAGGCATCGGGCCGTTGTCGGTGTGCGCCATGAGGGTCATCGCCTCATCCCGGCTGTCAAGGGTAACAACGAGCCTGCCCAGTTCATTCGATTTCATCATCGAAGCCTCCTGCGAGATAGACGGGAAGCCAGTCCTGCACGAAGTAGTGCGCGACAATCCCAGTCCACCTGTCGCGGGCTTCTTCAATCGTCATGCTCCGGAACGGAACGTCGGCGTGGAACGTGACGGCGGAATACTGCTCGTCCTCGTCGCGCATCACGATGCGGGCATCTAGCACCCACTTCTGCGTGACGGTGCCTTCATCTTCAATGCGCGAGTAGGCCGCGTTGGTGCGGATGCTGGCAACCATCATCCCCTTCAGAGCGTTGGGGTGTTCCTGTTCGATGAAAGCAATGTCCTCGTCAGTCGCTTCGGTCAGGTCCCATTCGGCTACTTCGGTCATTGCTCCCTCACCTCCATCTCCTGAATCTTCGACATCAAGCGCACGTTGCGGTCGCGCATCTCGCGCTGTTGGTCGCGCAATTGGTCGATGATGCTTGCCGCGCTCTCAAGCATGTAGCACAGGTTCATGTCCCTCGCGTGCCACTCGCCTGCTTGCGTGATGTCCGACCAGCCGTCGCGCACATACATGGCATGGTTCCGCAGTTGTTGGGTGATATCGACGTTTGCCATGCACATACCGTAACGCCCCGCCGCGCCGGGGTCAATAGATGATCCGGAAATATTCCGTGGGAATCTCGTACACGGGTTCGATGTCGGCGGGGTCGTTGCGGTCGCTGCGGCCACCACGCACGACGGGCCATGCGTTGCGCTTGCGATTGTCCACGCGCAGCCAGCCGATGCAGTCGGTCCATCCGACCAGTAGGCCCGCCATGCAGTTGCGCTCCCGTGCGGCTTGCGCCATGTTCACGATCTTCGCCTGCGAGATGATGTAAGTAGGGTAGTGCTGCATCGTGTTCCGGCGGTACTTCACCTCAACCAACGCCGACAGCGTTCCATCCTGCCGCAGCATTTCGTAGTCCCACCCCCATAGGCGCGGGGTCGCGCTGGCCCGCATCCCAACCGCACGTTCCAATCGGGTGATGATTTCACCCTGCCGGATTTGGTCGGTCAGTCGCTCGTACACGGGGCGGGTCATGCGGCCCCCATCCCCAGCCGATGCTTCATCACCGCGTCAGGGAATCGCACCCCCTCCCATTCCCCCAACAGGGTGTTGCTCACGAAGTCGTACGGGTCGATCCCGCGTTCCCCCCATTCGCGGAGTGCCGCTTCCCATGCCGGGGCAAAATATTCCGCCGACACCTTCTTCTCCCGGAGCATCCGGACCAGCACCCTGCGCTTCCCCTCCAACGCGACGGGGGGTACGGTCCTGCTCCCCGGCCAACGTGTTATCCGGTCCATTTCGGCGGGGGTTGGGTCGCGCAAGGCGACATCGCTGGAAATGCCCCCAGTTGCGTCCGAAGGGGTCGGGTGCGGCGTGGACCCGTCCGAAGCGTTCGGACGCGCCACAGGGGAACGGCGGGCCGCTACGGACGAAACGGCGGGCTGTTTGGTCCCTTGCTTTGCAGAAATAACTCCCTCCCCTCCCCCTGCACCCCCACCCGAAGGGTGGGGGGTGTATGTAGTTGTGGATGTAGCAGCCATCGTTTTGCCATTGGGGTTGCCATTAGGGTTGCCAATGGGGTCGCCAATAGGCGCAGCGGCACCTCTGCGGCC